ATTTGGACAAAAAACCTTACAAGATAAGCCTTCAGCATTGGATAGAATTAATGTAAGAAGATTATTATTAACTGTTAGAAAGTTTATAGCATCTTCTTCTAAATTCTTAGTATTTGAACAAAACTCAGCTGAAACTCGTAACAGATTCTTAAATATCGTTAATCCTTATTTGGAATCAATTCAACAAAGACAAGGTTTATACGCTTTCAGAGTAGTTATGGATGAAAGTAATAATACACCAGATGTAATTGATAGAAACATTTTGAAAGGTGCTATCTTTTTACAACCAACAAAGACAGCTGAATTCATTCAAATTGATTTCAACATTCTTCCAACTGGTGCAAGTTTTGGTGGATAATTTAAAAAACAAATATTTATATAAAATAACATAAAAATAAAACAAAATGCCAGAAATTTTAGAATTTGACAAAATGTTCTATAGAAATTTTGAACCAAAGCTTGGTAACAGATTTATTATGGAAATTAATGGTATAGAATCATACATCATTAAGACTGCAAGTAGACCAACTTTCACATCTGAAGTAGTTGAATTAGACCATATCAACGTAAAAAGAAAAATAAAAGGTAAATCAACTTGGGATGATGTTAATATAACTCTTTATGACCCAATTGTACCATCAGGTGCACAGCAAGTAATGGAGTGGATTAGAACATCTCATGAATCATTGACAGGTAGAGATGGATACGCAGCATTTTACAAAAAAGATATCACTTTCTATTTATTAGGACCAGTAGGTGATAAGATAGAACAATGGACTCTAAAGGGTGCATTTATCACTTCAGCAAACTTTGGTGAATTAGATTGGGCATCAAATGACCCGGTATCGATTGAATTAACTTTGGCATACGATTACGCTATCTTAGAATTCTAATATAATTTATAATAATATATCAAAGGGGGGGAGCAGAAATGTTCCCCTTTTTATTTTTTTAAAAACAGAATATATATAATAAACAAAGTTATAAATTTATATGGAACAAAACATTGAACAGCAGGTTACAAGAGGATTGGCTCAATCAATTCAACCACAAACAAAAACATATGATTTCCCAACGGAAATTATTAGTTTACCATCCAAAGGATTGTGTTATACTGAAAACTCACCATTAGCAAAAGGAGAGGTGACTATTAAACTTTTAACAGCAAAGGAAGAAGATATTTTAACTTCACCTAATCTAATTAAAAAAAATTTAGTAATTGAAAAATTATTAGAATCTATTTTAGTGGAGCCAGGAGTTAAAGTAGATGAACTTTTATTGGGTGATAAAAACGCAGTTCTTATTGCGTCTAGAATGTTGGCATACGGTCCAGAATATAAAATCAAAGTTACTGATAAAGAATACAACGATGAAGTAGATTGGACAGTAGACCTTTCCCAAATCAAAATTAAAGAAATTGATTATAATCTTTTAAATAGAAAAAATGAATTTAGTTTTACATTACCTAATAGTAAAGTTTCTATTAAATTTAGATTACTAACGCATGGTGATGAAAATATAATTAATAAAGATGTTGAGGCATCGGAAAAACTTACAAAACAAAGTAACGAAATTACAGCAAGATACAGAAGAGTAATTATAGAGGTTGATGGTAATAGGGATGTAGGATATATTAGTAATTTTGTATCAAATAGATTACAAGCAAAAGATTCAAAAGAGTTAAGAAAATATATAGCTTCGATAACACCGGATTTAGATTTCAAATTCGAATATACCTCACCTTATACCGGCGATACGGAGGCGCTCCCTATACCTTTTGGGAGTGACTTTTTTTACCCTACCGAATAATTATTCAATAATTCTTCACGATAAGATATTTCAAATGCTATACTACTCTAATGGTAGTTTTAATTGGCATGATATATATTTTATGCCCATACGTTTGAGAGAGTTTTATTGGAATAAATTAATAGAAACAAAAGAAAAAGAAAAAGAAACAAACGATAAGATTCTTTCTAAATCAAAAGCCACAACATCTTCATCAAGAACAAGAAGGAGATAATTATCCATTTTATATTATAAGTTATATTTATAGTAAACAATATGAGTGTGCCTACAAAAAAACAATTTTTATACGAAGTATCTTTTGTTAGAAAATTAATTAACGGGTTTTTGGGTGCAAAAGCACAGGAAAAAGAACGTAGTTTTTTAGATGTATTAAAAAAACACGATGATGAACTAGCAGCTGTATTTGGTGATTTTAATAATAGATTGGATAAGTTTAACAAAGATTTTGGTTCTAGATTAGGAAATAATATAAAATCAACTGATATAAAAGATACACAAATATATAAAGCACTCAGTCGATATATGGAGGAATCCATAAAAAGAAAAATTACTAAAAAAATATAATTTTTCGTAAATAATGCCATCACAAGAAGAAAAAAAATTACAAGCATTACAGAAGTCCAAACAGTTAATGTTGGATAATCTATCTTTATTGAAACAGACTGAAGCTACACATAAATCTGAATATGATGCGGCACGTGAATATGTGAAGGAGATGCAAAAGTATTATGAAATAATGTCAAATGCTGAAAAAAAGGCATTTGAAGCTAGACAAAAAATGATAAAGGGTTATGAACAGACATTAAAAGGTGTTGAATCTGTAAATATAGCACTTGATGAAAATAGTAAACTAATTAAAAAAGCCAATGAAGAAGTACAAAAACAAAAAAAGGAATTTGAGGATTTAAGAAAAGAAACCAAAAATATGTTGAATGACCAATCCGAAATAACAAAAGGATTGATGAAAATGAATAAAGCATTTAAAGGAACGAGTAAAACCCAAACACAAATTAATACTGGGTTTGCGGGTATGGGAGTGGCTTTAAGTAATATAAGTAAATTGGTTGATGAAAATAAAGAGTTAAGTAAAAATGATTTAAAACAAATTAAAAAATTTAAATCAGCATATAATGAGTATGCAAATTCGATAACGGATGTTCAAAAACAAGTAGCAGAAAAAAACATATCAGAAGAACAAGCTATTGAAATAATTAAAAGACAAAGAGAAGCGTTTAATGATGTTACAAAAGAATTAAAATTTACTACACAAGAAGGAGCAAAAGTAAAAAAGGAAATCCAAAGTATGGGCGGATTTGCAGATGAATTTGGAAAAAAATTAGAGGGTGTAAATAAAAAAGCAGGATTTATAAAAGATGGTTTTGAAGAGATAAGTCATCAACTTGGACATATGGTTCCAATGGGCAAAGAACTATTGGATGTATTTGGTAAAATTGGTAAAGTAGGATTTGCAGGAGCATTGGCTGCATTAGGTGCAGCTGCGGGTAAATTTTTAAATGAAACAGGTTTATTAAAGAAAGTGTTTCCTGGCATGACAGATAAATTGGATATTGAACAGGCGGGTAAAAGAGAAACATTTGATAAAGTTACTCAACCTTTGGCTAGAAAAGAATTTGAAATTGACCAAAAATACGCAAAAGATGAGTTAAAGATAGACCAAAAATATGAAGCTCAGAGACATGCGATTACAATGGGTAATAAGCAGGCTGAAGCTGCAATGACTTTTAAAAGTGAAGCTAGTATGGCTTACTTCGGAAAAGCTCTACCAAATTTATCGTATGCGGCAAATCAATTACAAAATGCAGGAATTAGTGCAGATGCAATAGCAAACGCATCAGTATCAATTGCACAATCAATGGGGGTAGGTGGAAAAGAATCAGCCAAACTTGGAACGGATATGGCAGTATTTGCAAAATTTGCAGGTATTGGTGCAGAGGAAGCTGGTAATATTACTGAATCATTTAAATTAATGGATGGAGTTTCAGCCGGACAAGCAGCAAATATGATGCAAGGTGTGAAGGCTATGGCAGAACAATTAGACCTTAATCCAGGTGCAGTAATGAAAGAAATGGCTAGTGCAAGTGAGATTGCATTAGAAATGAATGTTAATAGTGGTAAGGCATTAGCAAAACAAGTCGGATATGCTACTTCATTGGGTGTATCTTTCTCAAAAATAGCTAAAGCCGGACAGAATATGGTTTTAAACTACAAAGATAGTATAAAATCAGAAATGCAGTTATCCGCATTATTGGGTAAACAAGTTGACCTTTCTGAAGTCCGAATGAAATTTGCAGAGGGTGATACTACTGGAGCAATGGAAGCATTGAAAGCTCAAGGTTTAGACCCGGCTCAAATGGATATGTTCCAAAAGCAGGCATTACAGCAGGCAACAGGAATGGATATATCCGATTTAACAAAAATAGGAAAAGGAAAAGGTAAAGATACCGAAGCATTGGATGCAGCGGCAACGAAAATAGATAAAGCAAGTATACATGCCGCAAATAAACATCTTTTAGCAGCTGAGACAGCTAGGCAAATAGGTTTAGATAATGCAAAGTTTGCGTTATCTCAGGCAGAGGAAAGACAGAAATTTGAACTTAATCAGAAACAAGCAATTGAAAAGTTTGAAGAGGACCAAAAAAAGGCAAGAGAAAAATTTGAAGCAGATTTGGGATTTGATAGAGTGAGACAAGAAATTGAATTAACTCATACATTACATGAATTAAAAAATACAATACTAACCGAACTTATTCCTGCCTTATTATTGTTTGGAGGTGGTGGAGGATTTAGTGCACTAGGTGATTTATTAAGTTTTGGTAAAAAAGGAAGAAGAAGTAGACCGAATAGACGAACTAACACAAGAGCATCACAACAAAGTTCTGCACAAAGAAGAACTGCTGCAACAACTAGAACTGCTCCAACGAGTAGAACACCCGCAGCAACTACACCAGCAACACCACCTACAAGAGCACAACAGGTTGCACAAATGAAAGCGGCAAACCCAGGAATGACATCTCAACAGGCATTACAGCAAATTAAAACAGCACCTGCAGGTGGAGCACCATCAGGTCCAGCAGCTGCAGCACCAAAACCCCCAACAGCAGCTACAAAAGTGCCAACAGGCGGAGGTGCACCGAAAATAACACCCCCCGCAGCACCACCCCCACCATCGATGCCACCAGCACCAAAGATACCTCCAGCGGCCCCTATTCAAGCACCTAAAATGAGTTGGTGGGATAAATTAAATCCTAAAAAGTTTTTGGGTAAAGTAGTAAGTGGAGCAGGTGGTGTAGGAAAAGTATTAGGTTCGGTTGCAGGTAAAGTAGCTGGACCATTGGGAACTGCATTGGCCGGATTTAGTATGTATAAAGACCTTTCCGCATTGGTAGCGATGAATGAGGGACCTTTACCTGATTTATATAAGAATGTGGGTGGTAGTGTAATGAGTTTGGTTGGTTCTATATTAGGTGGTGCAATTGGTGCTTCGTTTTTAGGACCTATTGGTGCATTTTTAGGAAGTACATTTGGTTCTACTGTATTTGGTTATTTGGGTGATTTATTTCCAGGTATACCAACATTTTTAGGAGAATTTTTGGTAGATACATTAGGATTATTTGGTAAACCCGGTTCTGCTGTTCCATCAGCAGCAGGTGGTGGAGGAGCGGCCGCGGGACCAGCAGCACCAACCGCACAAGGTGCAACTTCAAAAGCGACAGCAATAGTTGGAACAAGTCAAGCCGTAAAAGCGGCAGCAGCACCGACCGCTGCAGCACCTACATCAAAACCAGCAACTGGTGGTGGAGGTGCGAAAATTTCAACACCCGCAACAATGGGAACTTCAACAAAGGGTGCAGCTTTAGCTGGGGGAATGACAGGTATGTTAATGGGTGTGCAATTACAAAAGATATTCGGACCTACAAATAGTAAAACCGAGGGATTTATTGACCAAGCAAAATCAGATTCTGCAAAGCAGACAGCAGCAATACAATTGCAAACAAAAGCGATTACAAATGCAAACGGATTACCTACACAAGATAATATATTGCAAACGCAACTAAATGATTTATTAAAGGTAATGACAGTTGTATATGGTGGTGAAGGTGCTGCTAATGTAACAATTATGATGGATGGTAAAAAGGTATCAAAAACAATTAATAAAGTAAATTCTAATAACGATTTAACAGGTACCGATAAAGGTGGTGGAACGGGGTAATAAAAAACAAAACAATTTTTTTATTAGAATATTTATAGTAAATACAAAACTATAAATGGCAACAATTAAAGACCTTTTTAAAAGCCAGAAAAAAGATTTATATGGTTTATCAGGCACTGTTTTAATTGAGAGTAGGGGCTTGATTAACGCACCAAGGGGTGCCGCATTACTTACATCATCACCTGATGCATTAGCAGACCTTATAGGAAATCAGATAGGAGGTGCTTTGGGTGGAAACCCAAATAGGGTATCAGATACTATTTTTAAAAGACCAAAAGGAGTATTCACAAAGCCAATAACATTACCAGCAGTGACAAGGGCTTTATTAAGAGATTCTGTAAAGGATAACGTGGATTATTACATAAAGCCATCACCGGCACCAGGTTCAATATTTGCAAAAATTAAACAGGGAGGAAGTTCTATTGGAGGTTTAGCGGCAGCCGGTGCAGTTTCTGCACTAAATTCATTTGGTTCTAAAAAGGGTATAAACCGATTAAAGGAAAATTTAAAGTTTAAAAAACCTGAGGGTCAAATGGAATTAGGGTATGGTGCAAAATTTACACATGATGATTTAGGAAGTAAAAAATTTAGAAAAGAACAATATAATTTTAGTAAATACAAACCATTATATGCAAAAATTGATGGTACTGATGAAATAAAACAAACTGGAATCGAAGAGAGAAAAGGTGATGATTCTTTTGATAATCCCATAAATGCAATTAATTCTCAACCTTATTATAACGAAAAAGAACTAGGTAATTTTATAGACAAGACTAACACCGCAAAGGTAGTAACAATAGGGATAAAACCATATGGTAAAGATTATACTTTACTTTTTCCAGGTACTATGTCAGGATTATCGGAAGATATTTCTAATGAGATAACAAATTTTAAATATGTAGGGTCACCATTTAATACATACAGATATACCGGAGTTGAAAGAACTATAAAATTTGAATTAAAATTATATTATACAAATGAAACAGAAAAAATAGTTATGATAACTAAAGTTAATTCCTTAAAAGAATTAATGTTTCCTTATGATGAAATTTCAAATATGACTTATGCTGATGATAAATATTCACAAATTGCATTTAGTCCAAATTTAATTTATTTAAGTATAGATGGTTATTATAATAATATTTTTGGAATTATGGATACACTATCTGTAAGTGTTGAAGATACTGTACCTTGGGCATTAAATGATTATTTTGAAAAATCAGACGATAAACCTTATCCAACTGCAATCAATATAAGTTTTGGAATGAAGGTAATCGAAAGCCCGAAAGTAGAAACCTCACAAAAAATTACTAGATATAGATATAATTTTGACGGAATGGGATTAGATACGGTATCTACTTTGGATTTTAAGAAAAAAGAACTTCAAAAGGCGTTAATAGATAATACCAAAAAATTTCAAGCTAAATTACCATCATCAACAGCATAACAATAATGGCAAATAGATATATTTATACAAATACAAAGGAAAATAAGAGTAAAAAAAGATTTATGGAATCAACTATATATCCAAAAATTTTACCAAATGATAATGATTTGTATATCATAACTGAACAGTCAGATAGATTAGATATATTAGCCAACAAATATTATAATAACCCAAATATGTGGTGGATTATAGCAACTGCTAATAATATTAGTGATGCAAATTTTTTTGTTGAACCAGGTATACAATTGAGAATACCTTCGGATATATCAAAAATATTAAACGATTTGCAAAAAATAAATAGATAAGTTATATGGGATTTCCGTATTTAGCACCTTTAAAACCTTGGATTAAAAATATATTAGAAGAAAGAGAAAAAAGTAGAAATTTAAAAAATCTTTCTTCTCCTTTTATTGTGCTTACAAGTGGTGCAAAGGTTATTAAAACAACTCCTGAATCTGATGCGGATGAAAGGTTTAACAAACTCAAAAGTATTATAGAGAATAATACTGATGCAAAATATTATGGATGTATCATAACAAATACATCAGGTTCAACAAATTTATATGAACAAAAAGAAACATCATTAGGTTATGATTTTAAAGGTAAAAAAATAGTAGTTGAAGGAGAAACAAATAGAAGGGTATCTCCACCAATTATAGAGGGATTAGATATTGATACCGATGGTGCAAATAATACTTTAAAAACTGCAAAACTTACGATTAAGTGTTTTACTTTGAAACAACTTGAAATGTTTGAAATATTTTTTCTAAAACCTGGTATGAATCTTTTAGTTGAATATGGTGATAATTCTTTAGACAGAAGAAAAGGTGTAGCGGAAGTAAAAGAGCCAGAAAAAATACCAATATTTGATAGAATACAAAGAAGCGGTAAAATAGCCGATGGAAATTATTTTAATAGAATAGAAGATGCATTAATAAATAAAAAAGATTATCTAACATTTGTTCAAGATTTTTCGAGTTATTATAGAGCTACTACGGATTCACTTTCTCAACATTTAGGAAAAATTGAAAAAACATTAGGTACTTATGATTTAGTCGCAGGAAAGGTAACGGATTTTAGTTTTGAGGTTGATGAAAATGGTGTATATACGGTGAATTTAGAAATATCACAAGGAAATCAAATGACACTTGCAATTCCTTTAATTGAAAAAAAAGGACAAAATTCAAATAAAAAAGGAAAATTAAAAGATGTCACACCTACATACGAGCAAAATTTAGAATTAATTTCAACCGATTTTAATTTACCATTATTAAAAGAACCTATGGCACCAAAAAATTACTGGGAAAATCATCTTTTTAATTTTGGCAAATTAAATCAAACACAATCGGATACTTCAAGATCAAATAAACCATATATTTCATTACATTTTATTTTTGAAATTTTAATGAATTATATAATTGATACAAACCTAACAATAGACTTAAAAACATTTAGATTTGATATACCAACTTATTTTAAAGATAAAGATAAAAAGCAAGAAATAAAATGTATTCCAATTTTTTATCATAAAAATATAATTTCATCGAATGAGGATGTTATATTTCCAAACGCAACACTACCAAAAATAATTGCTACTGAAAAATCAACAAAAATAACAATAGATGGTTCAAAGCCAATCGATGGAAGTATCGGTTCTGGAACATCAGCTATACAATTAAGATTGAAAGATAATAATAATAAAGATATTGATGAACTATTTATGAGTGATAATACAAAAATATCGCCTCCAAGCGCAACAAACAAAGATATACTATTAGGAAACGCAGCAAATATTTTTGTTAATTATATTAAGGTTGTAGAAATGTGGAGAAAATCAGGGACTAGAAAAGAATTTTTATTTAAATTATTAGCAATGATTAATGATGCTGGATATGGATTTTACACATTGGTATATGGTAATTTAAGTGATGGTACGTTAGGTGAAAAAGGGACTATTAGAGATGATAGAGGTGGTTGTTTTGGAATGGATGCTCAAAAAAGTATTTATAGATTTAAACCCGGAACAATCAATTCAAATGTAAGAAATTTTTCTTTTAATTTTGAATTGAGTAATTTGGTGGCAGGTAGAACTGTTTTCAACGCTCAATCAGTTTTAATGAATGCTGCGAAAAAAAAGGGGGCTAATGATAACTCATTACCATTAGATAAAGAAGCATATAAAAGTGTGGATTTTTCTATGAATGCAAATGCAGATGGTTATTATTCAATAAATCAAATTGATTTTTATGCTATAAATGACACTTGGAAAGACCTACAATCTAAAACAACAGGCACAATAAATACTGATGAAGAAAAGAAAGATAACGAAACACCAAATTTAGCAGAAATAATAAAATCAAATTCTACAAGCTTTAAAACTAAAGATACATCCATTATATATATCTACAAAGATGAGGCGTTTATTAGAGAACAATTACATAAAGAAATTAAACCAAAAAGTACATTATCCCCAATAGATGTAACAATAGAAATAGACGGATTATCAGGATTAAGCTGTGGTGAATATTTTGAGATAGATGGAGTTCCCGAAATATACAATCAAACCGGAGTTTTTCAGATTACTAATACAAAACATAATATTTCTTCAGATGGGTGGAAAACTACAATAGAAGCTGGATATAGAATAATTAAAAAAGGAGTATAAAATGTATTCTAAATTAAAAAATATTGAAAAGCTTAATATTAAAAATCCTAAAAATTTTATTCCAACACCAACGGATGATGATTATCAAATAGGATTTATAAGAAGATATTTTGTTACAAGGACATCTGATTTAGCAGGATTTGTATATGAAGTTAGTCAAAATGATTATGAAAATTATTTAGAAAATCCAAATTTTATAGGTGTAGATTTAAAATGGCGAATTAGAGGACCTATAGATAGAATTTACAATAATAATGGTTTGGTAGAAGATAATGGTGTAAAATATTCAAATAAAGCGGCTATAGGTTTGGCAGCAGCAACTTTAAAAAATATAGGATTATATTTACCAAACATGTTACAATTCTATAAATAAATTTTGAAAAATAAAAATAAAATCGTATATTTAATTATAAATGGTTATTAATATGAGTAAATACAAATTTCTTACAGAAGAAGAAAAACAACAGCTAACATTTGATTGGCGATACAGAGGATTCACTACTTTAGAATTACTTACAGAGGCAGAGTGTGATGAAATAAATGAAGAACTTAATAGACTTCGTTTAGAAAGAAATCAATTAGAGCCGGATAAGTGGCAAGAGTACGAACCATTTATGTATCCCCACAAACTTTCACCGAAATTAGAAAAATTATTCGCACATCCTAAAATAATTGAGGCGTGTGAATTTCTAATGAAGGGTGAAATAGTCGGAATGCAGACATGGGCATACTTTAAACCAAAGGGTGAATTAGGTAGAGACCAACATCAAAACGGATTTTATACAGGTTGTGGTCATAATGAAATTATTAATACTGCTTTAGCATTAGACAATCACGATCCAGAAAATGGTTCTGTATGGAACTATGAAGGCTCTCACAGATTACCAGTATTACCTATGGAAGATAATGAAGAAAGAAAAGCAACAAATACATCTAATTGGAGAAGTGAGAGAGGAATTAGTTGTGTAATGCCAGAAGGACACGATTTTCGTAAAATTCCTGGAATTTTAAAGAAAGGGCAAGTTGCATTATTGCACTCACATGTAGTACATGGTTCTGACCCAAATAAAGATACAACAAGAATGAGAAGAAACTTTTTGGGTGGATATCTGAAAAAAGGTGCATATTTTAAATCTGGGAATCAAATGAAAAGAGAACCAATTGATATTTACGAATTGAGACAAAAGCATTGGGGAGAATAATTTTTGTAATCCCAAATATTTTTAGTATATTAGTAGGGTATGATGAATCTGATTGAAGATAAATCTACCCTACTTTCTTTTATAAAGGGTAGTAAAAAAATAAAGTTATTAGTGCCAGTATGGAGTTCTCACAAAGCACATCCATTTGCCACCCGTATATCATTTCTTTATTATAGAACAGAGGGTGAAGATGGTATTATAAACTTAAATCATATAGATGCCAAAAAGTTATTAAAAATTGAATTAAATAAACTTTTTGATAACGATACAATAGTTTTAGATAGTCGTTATATAAGCAATTTAGGGTTTGATTTTGAGTGGTTATATTTTGAAGAGTATGGTAAACCATTTCTATTTAATGAGTTTGCTGACGGGGTTTATAGAGGGTATAGGAGAGACTTTACGGAACTGAATGATTGTGTACCTCTAATGAAGTGGTATGAGTTATTGAAGACCTTACCTGACCTTAATCTTAAAACGGACACTAATCGTAAATATTCTTCAGCAATCCGTACATTGGGAAGATTGGAAGGGGCTGGGGTAAAAGTCGATAGAGAAAAATTTATTGATAGTTTTAGCTTCGACCCTCAATTGCTTAAAAAGGATAATATAGTATTCACACAATACAACCCATATACGATAACAGGTAGACCAAGCAATAGACATGGTGGTGTAAACTATTCTGCACTTAACAAATCCGATGGTAGTAGAGCCGCATTCGTTAGCCGGTTTCCAAATGGTACTCTGCTTCAATTTGATTACGAGTCATATCACATACGCCTTATCGCCGGATTGATTGGGTATAAATTACCTACGGATATTTCGGCCCACCAATACTTTGCGGATATATACGGAACAGATTAC